GACTTCATTCCGCTGGAAGTACAGGGCTTGCGGGTAGCAGTTAGCGATCTCCACAACGCTGCCGGATTGCTGCAGTGCTTTTTCACGCATCTGTGCTTGGTTCAGCAGCTGCTCATCATGATTTTCACTATCCTCGAGGTCCTGGACGGCCCGGTTGTACTTCTCCATGTCCAACTTGAACCAATAGAGACGGTTGCCGAAGCCCAGGTGGAATTCGCCGCGCTTGTTCCAGTCGTACATCAGCAACGCCTTCTCGGCGGCGCTTTCAGCGATCAACAACGCGCCTTGATGGCGGATCTGCTTAACGTCTGTAGCGACCTGCGCGGATCGCTTTTCATCACCGTCAATGAATGCCCAACGCTGATGGAGGTCGTTCCAATCGACCTTGCGGCCGTCGCGCTGAGGAATCTGTGCGGCCTCGCAAACGAACCCCATTTCACGGGCCTGGCGAACCCAGCGCCGGGTATAGGCGTGCGCACCAGGTTCGTTATCGAGAGCCCATACGAGCTTCGGTAGCTTGTCGGTGCGATCACTCAGTAGTGCTTTCAGCGATTCTTCTGGGAAGGCGTTCGAAGACATTGCTGACACGGCAGAAAGGCCGTTATGTACAAGTGCGATGGCGTCAAAGATGCCCTCAACAATCCAGATTTCTTTGACCTCGAGCAGGTCCACGCACGGCGGGCACCACCACACCCCACGGTAGGTTTCACCTGGTTTGAAGCGGGCTTTCATCTTGCCGAAGCGCGTAGGCCGATCGATCAGCCGTTCCCAATACCCGCCTTTCTCCAAGGCGAAACGCACCGTTGCGCTGCCGGCCTGGTCATGGCTGGAATAAAAAGTTTCCTGTGTGAACCAACCTCCGATCAGCGAGATATCGAAGCCGCGGGCAAACTCTAGGTAGGCCCGTGCGGTTGCTGTCGGGGCGCTTTCTGTAGCCGGAGCTCGCTTGCTCCAGTCCTCAAACAGATCGTCGTAGAGCTCCTTTACATGCAACGTGTGCCCGCATTTTTCCTGACGGCCACAAATCAGCTGCCACGGGCTATCGAAACGTGTGTACAGCTCTTTCTTATTGCACTTGGGGCAGACGCCACCGCGCATGTAATTCGTAGGCGAGCGGTGCTTTAGGCCGAAATCAGATTCGATGCGCTGCAGAACATCGTGGCGGAGATCTTCTCTCATGGTTATTTCGCTGCTTTGAGGCTGAGGGTGATGGCGCCGATCAAATGTTTCTGAGCGGCCATCACGGGGCTGTTGGCGAGAATCGATCCGTGGCGCAAGCCATCAGGAATCATGCGGTACTGGTCTGCGTACCAGAGGTCATTGAGGCTGAGACGGTATTGCTCGCGCAGCTTGGCCAAGAGCGCTTGGGCCTGACCTGGTGTCAGTTTTGCGTTGATGTTCATGGCGTTTTCCATCGTCAAACCTCAATTTCGGGCGCAGCTCACCCAAACCCACGGAAGCGGGAAAGGCGATTTAGTGGGTGGGTGTTACGGTGCGGCTACGCGGAAACGACCGTTGTCCGGCGCGTTGAGAATGCGTTCATAGATCAGGCTGACCGGAACGGCCCAGGCTTTGCCTGTGGCAGGGTCTGTGATAACGGTGTGAGTCGATGTGCTGCTGACGATGTCCAGTCGCTGGCGATCGCGTACCGCTGACATATCGCTGCAGGCCAAGTGGACGAGCTTCTCAGCTGTTGTTGTCAGAACGTCAAAGTCGGTGATGAGGTACTGCACTGCACGGTCGAACAATTGCTGATCGTCGCCCAGGTGTTCGCATTGATGGCGCTCAAGGAACAACAGCGCAGAGGCTTTGAGCGCGTCCTGGTATTCCTGAACTGCAGGGAGATTGGTCATTTTGAGTTCACCGACTTCGAAGCATGCAGTTGAATTAGCGCGAGGACTTCAGCGTGCCTTGCTGCCAGATGCAGGGTGTCGGCATGAAGGATCGCTTCAGCCTCAGCCTCGTTGATGGTTCCGTCTTTCAATGCCTCGGCAATGAGGTGGTCAACAGTTCCTTTTTTGGCTGCTGCCTCAACGCACCGGGCATACATTTCGACATTGTCGAGTGTGTCTGGCTCTACTACAGGAACGAACATACCGCCGTACATAGCTGCGATGTATTCTGGTAAATGGGTCGTTCCGGCCTCGAGCTCGATCTGATGGATCTGATCGTCGGTCAGCGGGCGGCTGTTGTTGTTTTCATAGGCATGGTTGTCGAACTTCTTGAGCGGTAAGCCAATTCGAGCAGCTGCGCATTCGCGCCCGCCTGGGTAGGAGCAAATAATTGCACTGACTACCTGTCGCCGAGTCTTTAGAACGGAGTTCTTCATCTTCTGCTTTTCCATGTGGACCAGTGCCATTACTGTTCAATCACGCCGTCTTTGATCCCCAGCAGCACGGCGGCGCGATGTGCCTCCCCACGGCGACAACGGCTTTGGCCACTCAGCACCGCGTAAACGGTGCTGGGATTCAGATTGTGCTGTTCAGCAAAGTCCTTCGCGGATTGCCCGCGCTTATCCAAGGTTTCACGTGCTTGTTGTCGGGCTTGCTCGGTGATGCTTGAGTTGGGCATAGTGCAGTTCCGTGCATTTTCATGTGGTGTGAGATGCAGAATGATGCACTTAGATGCATTTGTAAACATCAGAGATGAATAATTTTGCACCTTTCCGAAGAGATAGGCTCCCGACTGCAGGAAGAACGTAAGCGTTGCGCTTTGACGCAGAACGAGATTGCAGAATCGCTTGGAATAGCCAAAAGAACCCAAGCTAATTACGAAGCTGGAACGAGTGATGCGACAGCGTCTTACTTGAGCAAAGTCGCGAGTCAGTACGGTTTTGACGTGCCCTACATCCTCAATGGATTGCGCACTACATTGGCGGTAGACGCACTCAGCGACGTTGAAGACCTGCTGATCAAGCAATACAGAAGCATCCCGCCAGGAGATCAAGAAGCGATCCGGCGCTTTCTTAAAGCAATGGCGGACGATGCTGCTCGACAGCGGAATTAACTTGTAACAAAGCATGTACGGCATTCGTCGCCCCCTTGTACTCAAGCCAGATCCAGCCCCGTCAACGTCGGTTCAGCAATGCACTTTATGGAGCAGTAAGCATGTTGGATCGCAAGAAAAACGAACCTGGCAGTACCGGAACCGCCGAATTTGAATGGTCTAGCCTGACCAAGATTGAACGTCGTCTCATTCGGCTGTACCGCATGCTGAATGAAAAGGAGCAAGTTCATCTCCGCCGTATGTCAGAGGTCCTAGCCACCCATCCGGAAGCACCGATCGGAAGCTGATATCCGTTTCCCGTGATCGATCGCCGACACTATTTGGTCGGCGTTCTTCGCGTCACGCCACTGCCTGCGATCCCAGCTGCTCAAACAGCTCCCGCTGTTTCGCCCTGGGCATATCCCTCAACCGATCGAGCAGCATCCGTTCGTAGGACTGAGCTGAAGGGCTTATCGTGTGTGAAAACGTTAACTCTGCTACCCAGGTGTGCCCGCACATTGCGTCCAAGCATTGGCAGTAGAGCTTTACGAAATCCACGGAAAATTTCTCTCTCGAAGAGATCCGTCCTTTGTGTCCGCACTTGCATTCAACTCGCATTGTGTCCCTCCCCAGGGCGTCCAATCGCCACTATATTGCCACAATATGTAGTGGTAATCTCTTAGCTATACACTAGACGTAGTGGAATCAACTGGTTTTTGCGGTTCTCTCCAGTTGAATCGCCTGTCTTGACGTAGGGTGTCATTCAACTGGTTGAACAGCTGGCAGATGGGTCTGATCTCGTTGCTGGTGTACACGCGGTCGATCTTTTCGATGTCGCCAAAGCCAGCGCTATTTTCCGGGATGATGCCGGCCAGTGCCGGATTCATGCGCCAAGCCGCGATCACGTCGTTGCGCGTGATGTTCTTCACCTTCTCCAGTTCATCCTTCGCCTGGAAGTCTCCGACCGGGATGATCTGAATGGCTTTCTCAGCCCCGCCCGGGATGTTCACGAACATCGACCGAAAGTTACCCACACCCTTGCTCGCACTGATCTGATCGCGCAGGGACTCTTCATCTTCCTCGGTCAGGTTGGGGTCGTTGGTGTAGAAGATGTAGCCCGCGTGTGCGCCGTTGCTGTAGTAGCGGCGGCGGAAGAGGGTGGCGGCTTCGTTGAGTAGCAGCGCCTGCATCCCACCCAGGTAATCGGGCACGCCGTAGATGTTCTGTTCCACGTCGTAGTTCATGACGTGCTCGACTTCGTGTTCCTCGAACTCCACCTGGTTGCCGTCCGGCAACAGCATCACAAACCCGCCGCCAACCCTGACCCGCATGTTGATCGTTGGCAGGTGGTCCATATGCAGCACCTGGCCAAAGGCGTTTCGATTGCGCAGAAAGTACGCCTCACCGAACACCATGAAATCCAACCCGGCACGGCTCATGGTTTGAACCGAACAGCCTTCAGAGGCGATGAATTCACGCAGCAACAGGTTGCGTTTGAACCCGGGAATGGCGCCGTGGTGAGCGTTGGCGCGCAGCAACTTGGCCAGGCCTTGGCGCGATACCGGTGGTGTGTAGGTCTTGCCGTCGTGGGTGGCGAACACGCCCAGGTAATGCCCGATGTTCTCGGTCAGAACCTGTTCCGGCGCACCGAATGAAAACGCCCGCATCGGACCTGGTGCTGGTTTTTGCGGCTGGTTTTTTACTGGTTTGCCCATGGGTGCTTGGTCCGCTGAGTGTGTAGCGGCTGCGCCGCTGTTTGTTGGTGTTGAGGGGTTCATGGGCCAGGGCATGCATGATCGCCCAGGCAATGTCGGCATGGCCGGAGGCGTCGGTGCGCGATGCGCTGTATGTGACCTGGCCACCGCCGGTGGTGCCGCGTTTGATTGTCAGGAACGCTTGAGCGATGTCATTCCAGCCTGCATCCCATTCGATGCGGCTGCCCTGAATCGTGTCCTGCGCCTTGAGCACCAAAGTGTTTTTGGTTTCGAGGCTGTAGTGGATCGAGGTCGCACGCGGGTAGAAGTCGCGCACCAGGTCGAACACGCCGTAACCGATGCCGGTGGTATCGATGCCGATGTGCTGCACGTTGAAGCGTTCGGTGAGCTTCTTGACCTGGTCGGCCTGGTACTTGAACGACTGCCCACGCCAGCTGTGTTTCTCCAGGATCCGGAACTTGCCCCCGTCCTCCAGCGGCGGTGCGATGACCACGCAGCTTGCGTCGTCCCGCGTCCGACTGGGGTCATAGCCAATCCACACCGGGCTGTTGCCGAATGGACGGGGATCGTCATGGTCGTAATCGGTCCACAAGGACAGGTCGGAATAGCAGCGCTCCAGGTCGACCAGGGAAAAGGCGCTCTGCGTGCTGTCGATGAACTTGCACATGAACAGCTGCTGAAACTTGTCCTCGTCGTACTCCAGCTGCAGCTGCTCGAGGTCGAACAGATCGCAACCGCCGGCGATGGCGTCGAGGATGGTGATGACCTTGCGCCATTGGCCGTCCGGACACAGCGTGCCAGCCGCGGCTTGGGCTTCGCTGGGCCACGGATCCTTGGCGTTTTTGCGCTTGCTGTTGCGGAATTTTTCGCCGGTCCAGAATGGGTAGGCCTGGTGCGACACCGCGCTGGGCGTGGAGAAGTAGGTCTTACGCCACTTCTTGTGGGTGGCCATGGCACTGGCGACGGTGTTCAGTTTCTCGAAGTCGCGAATCCAGAAGTACTCGTCGACGTAGACGTGCCCGTGGTGACCTTGGGCGGTGCTGCTGTTGGTGCTGAGAAAACGCAGCTCGGCCCACGGTTTGCCGTCTTTGCTGAGCACGATCGGGTTGCCGGTTAACTCCAGGCCGAACCACTCCTGTGCGAACGACACGATGTAGCTGCGGAAAATTTCCGACTGGGCGCGGCTGGCCGACAGGAAGATCTGGTTGTCACCGGTCAGCACCGCGTCCATGAAGGCTTCGCCGGCGAAGTAGTACGTCAGCCCCACCTGGCGGCTTTTGAGGATGTTGCGGATTCGGGTAGTCAGCGGGTTCTGCTTGGCGGCGAACAGCTCCTTTTGGTAGCCGTACATTTTGCTGATGAACTTGTCGAGGAAGTCCACCTCCGTCAGTTCGCCCACCTCGTTTTTGGCTTTTTTCTCGCGCTTCTTCCCGCCCTTGTCGCCGCGATCCCGACGCTCATTGCGCTGATTGTCTCGGCGCTGGCCATCGTCCGCCGGCGGATCGCCAATCGACGCCGGTACCGTTTTAGCGGATTGCTTGAGCAGCCTTTCGCGGATGCTGGTCAGCCGGTCGAGCTCGTCTAGATCGGCCTTGCTCAGTGACGTGGCTTTGTCCAGGAGCAGGGTGATTCGTCGGCTGACGGCGGTCAGGGGTTCTTCATCCGACAACATGTCGTCCCACTCACCCTGGCGGATCCAGTAGTAAACGATCCGGATGTTGGGCAGGGATAATTGCGCCTGAATTTCACGCGGCTTACAGCGGCGCAAATAGAGGCGTTTGGCGGCTTCTTTTAGTTCGGGGGCGTATGGCATGGCCGCAGTCTATGCGGCGAAAACGCTGGAAACGTGGGGTGAAAATCCGCGTTCGACCTAGATGGGCGAAATAGGACCAACGCAAAAGTGAACCGTTTGTTTGGTGGTCTGACGGTGCATATCGTGGCGACTCAAATCAACGATTGAGCGCAGTTATCGCCCATGCCCCGTTCCCTTGTTTCGTTCTGGAAACGAGTCGCCACCAGCGGCCCGACCGTAGATGGCCGCGAGATCCTTCCCCAGGAACTGCGTGATATCGCTGATACCTACAAGCCATCCCTGTACACGGCTGTGATCTGGTGCGACCACGAGCGTTGGCCTGGTTCCCACGGCACCGTTTTCGCCGTGCGCCTGGTAGAGGAGGGTGATGACCTGGCCCCGGGGCAGATCGCCCTTGAGGCGCAGTTGAAGCCCAACAACAAGTTGCTGTGGCTCAACGACCAGGGCGAGAAGCTGTTCACCAGCATCGAGATCACCCCCAACTTCGCCAATACCGGAAAAGCGTATTTGACTGGCCTCGGTGTGACCGATCAGCCGGCCAGCTTGGGTACGCAAGAACTCTACTTTTCGAACAAGACCAGCAAAGCCGCGTACTTCGCCGCCTCTTACGAGCTGGGCCCGCTGCGTGAAGACCAGCCGCAAGGCGAAATCGGCAAGATCGCCGCCATGTTTGCGGGCCTGTTCAAGCGCTTCGGCATTGAAGAAACCCCCGAATCCCCGCAAACCCCCACCGAGAGCAAACCCCCAATGGATGAAGCTACAGCCAAGGCGCTGAAGGCACTGCTGGAGCAGCTGTTGCTTGTTGCTGCCGGCATTCAGGCCGTGATCGAACCCGTCACTGATGAAGTTACGGACCCTGTTGTCGACCAGGTCGATGACGTTGAAGTCGCTGTAAAGGACATCGTCGATCAGGTCGAAGCCGATCGCGAGTTCTCGAAAAACGGCGACACCGACAAGCGTCTTGCCAACATCGAGAAGCTGTTGAGCAAGGCGCTCAACACCGTAAACACTCGTCAGGTACCGCGTATTACCGGTCCTGCCGACACCAAAAAGCGGGTGCTTTGATATGAGCCAACAATCTCTGTCCAATCGCGCCCTGAAGCAATACGCCGCGCTACGTGAGGCCATCGCCGAGACCTACAGTGTCGACGTGACTCGCCAGTTTAACGTCGAGCCGACCATTGCCCAGGAACTGAACGACAAGATCACCGAGCGCGCCGACTTCCTGGAGCGCATCAACGTCATTCCAGTGACCGAGATCAAGGGTGAAAAGGTCATGATCGGTGTGAACGGTCCCGTGACCAGCCGCACCAATACCAAAACCACCGACCGTGAAGCCAAGGACGTTTCCGACCTGAACGGTCTGCCTTACGAGCTGTTCCACACCGAATCGGACGTGGGTCTGCCGTTCGCCAAGATCGACAGCTGGGCCAAGTTCCCGGACTTCGCCGATCGCTACTCGGCGGCGGTACAAAAACAGATCGCCCTCGACCGCATCATGATCGGCTGGCATGGCGTCACCGCTGCAGCCCAGACCAACTTGACCACCAGTCCGATGCTGCAGGACGTCAACAAAGGTTGGCTGCAACTGGCGCGTGAGCAGATCCCTGAGCAGGTGCTGGAGGAAGGCGCGACTGCAGGGAAAATCACCCTCGGTGCCGGCGGCGACTACGAAAACCTCGACGCACTGGTGCATGACGTCAAGCAGATGATCAGTTCGGTGTTCCGCGATGGCGGCGATCTGATTGCCATCGTTGGTAGCGATCTGTTGGCCAGCGATAAGGCCAAGCTGTATTCCAACCAGGCCGGCAAGCCCACCGAAAAGGAACGCATCGAAAGCGCCCAGGTGATTGCGACCTACGGCGGTCTGCCGACCTTCACCGTGCCGCACTTCCCGGTCAATGCCGTGGTCGTCACCAGCTGGGACAACCTGTCGATCTACTTCCAGGACAGCAGCTGGCGCCGTCACTTGATCGAGAACCCAAAGCGCTCCCGCGTCGAGGATTACAACGGTCGCAACGAAGGCTATGTGATCGAGCAGCTGGAAAAATTCGCGGCCGCTGAAAAAGTGGAGCTGATCTGATGAGCCTGGCACTGGCGCACAAGCGCCGCGTACTTGCACAAGGTCCAGCGGTGGCTGTCGCTGGTGCCGCAGCGGAGGTGTATTCCGCTGCTACCGCGCTGTCCAGCCCAGCCAACGCCAAAAAGCACCTGAAGCTGATGGAAGACGCATTGGCTCAAGACCTGGAGCGCATTGGCGCGATCAACAGTCGCGAACTGCGTCAGCAACTCAAGCGTGACGAGCTGCTGCCCAAGTACCTGGACTACGTGCAGCGCTACCGCGATTCCGGATTGAGTTTCCCGAACTCGGTAGTGATGCAGGTCCTGGTGTGGCTGTTCGACACCGAGCAGTTCGATGCAGGTCTGGACCTGGCGACCTTCGCGATGGGGCAAGACCAGCAGCTGCCTGAGCGCTTCAGGCGTGACATCCCAACCTTCGTCGCTGATGCGGTGATCGACTGGGCTGAGGCTGAGTACAAAGCCAAACGGAGCCCTGAACCTTACCTATCCAATCTGCTGCCCTTGGTGGACGGCGAATGGAAGCTCTTCGAGCGCATTCCTGCTCGCTATCACAAGCAAGTGGGGATTCTGGCCCTGGACCAGCGCGAGTTTGCGAAAGCCATCACCCACTTCGAGCGTGCGGAAGCGCTGTACGAAGGCATCGGTGTTGGTACCCGCCTTGAAGGTGCTCGCAAGGCCCTGGCAAAAGAACGGGCTGAGAAATCCCCCGAATAACCGACTACCCCCCCCGGCGAGAAACTGTGGATGTGAGCCAACCATTTATGGCCCTGACCCACTGAAACAGTTTTCCCGCCCCTATTTGAGTGCCCAGCGATGAGCTTTTCCGGGAAACCCACCACCTTTGTGGAGCAGGCGATCGAGAACGACGGCTTCTGGCCGAACCTCTCCCTGGCTGAGTTCCAGAAAGGTTACCGCCTGCCGGCGGAGTACCTGGGAGAGATGCTGGTCACTGATTTGACCACCGCGATGATCGAGGTCAACGCCGATCTGGCCAAGCTCAAGGCCCAATGGTCTGTTGCTGGCGTGTCCTCCGTGGAATCTGCAGACCCTATGGTGCTGCCGGAGCGCACATTTCAAGCAGCGACGTACAAGCGCGCCGTTTACACCCGTGCCAAAGCCAGCCTGCTGACCCAGTTCGCCACGGTGACCCGTCGTGAAAGCGCCGAGAACACCGGCAAGGAATTGCCTGAGCGAGCGGAAACCTTCCTCGCGTTCAGCCAGCAAGCCATCCGATCGCTGCAGGGCCGTGGCCGCATTACGGCGGCACTCCTGTGATCAAACTCCGAGCCCTCACCACGTACCTGATCGAGCGCCAGATGGTGCCGGCGGAACAGCTCGACAGCTGGACCGACCAGGTGAACCTGGAGCTGATCTGGAAACCAGACACCGACGGCATGCGCATGGGCGACATGAACTACACCGCGACCATCGTGCTGGAGCGCTTTGCCGACCACCCGGGGCGATTGATGGCCCTGGTCGGCAGCTGGCTGGAAACCAACGACGCCGATCGCGACGACCTGGCCGCGGTGCAGTTCGACATCACCATGCTCGATGACGACCTGGCTGACGTCGACATCAAGCTGGAATTCAGCGAACCCCAGTACCTAGCCGAGGATCCGGCCGGCGAAATCATAGCGTTCGGAAAGACCTGGTCATTCGTTCCGTTCGACTTGTGGGTGGCTGAGCGCGGCGAGGTGACCGGCGATGGCGCGTAGCACCTTTGAGCTCGATGTCCGTGGCTATCTGGGCGTCCAGGAACAACTCGCCCTGCTGAGCCTGCCACCACAGCTGCGTCGGCGCCTGCTCAACAACGTTAGCAAGCGTGTGCGCAGCATGAGCCGTCAGCGGATCCGGGAACAACGCAACGTCGACGGCAGCGCCTTCGCCCCGCGCAAGGGTTCGGCCAAGGGCAAAAAAAAGATGGAAGCGGGCCTTGGCAAGTTGCTGATGGTCACCCGCGTGAATGCCGACGAGGCCGAGTTGGGCTGGCGCAACGCGCTGACCCGCTGGGTTGCCTCGCAGCAGCACAACGGCGTGTCTGAGCGCCGCACCGCTGCGCAGATGCGCCAGTGGAACAAAGTCCCTGCCGATTTGGCCGCAACGGAAAAGCAGGCCAAACGCCTGCGCCGTCTCGGCTTCAAGGTCCGTCAGGAAGGCAAGAAAAGCCTCACGCGCCCAACAGTGGCGTGGATTCAAGAGCACGTGAACTACGCCAAGGCGGGTCTGCTTATCCGCATCCTGGACAACGAAAAAACCGAATCCACTGGTGCGCAAAGCTGGGACATCACCCTGCCAAAACGCCAGTTCCTCGGCGTTGGCACCGAACGGGACACCAGCCTGCTGGTTAACCAGGTGCTGCAACAAATCCTCAATTCTCCCCGCTAGCGAGGCACTGCATGGCACTCGGTCAAGTCAGCGTTAACAACCTCAATCTCAGCCAGGGCGCTGTGACGGCGGTTGAACGCTATTTCCTATTCATCGGCGTCGCGGCGAAAAACGTCGGTTCGCTGATCCCTTTGAACACTGACAGTGATCTGGATGTTCAGCTGGGCATTCCTGCCAGCGATCTGAAAACCCAGATCACCGCTGCACGCCTCAACGGCGGTGACCGCTGGGCCTGCCTGGCCGCACCGATCGCTTCCGATGGCGACTGGAAAGTGGCCCTTGAGAAAGCCCAGCAGCAGGGCTATTCGGTTGAGGCCGTGGTTGTCACCACACCAGTGACGGCCAAGGCCGAACTGTCCGTGATGCACGACGAAGCCGTGGAGCTGGCCAACACCTTCAAGCGCAACGTGTTCGTGATGACCGCGACTGCAGGCATCGACATTGCGATGACCTGGGCGGATTACCTGACCGCGCAGAAGGCGATCACCAAAGATGTATTGGCGCCACTCGTCCTGGTCGTCCCCCAGCTGCATGGCAACGATCTGGGCGTGCTGGCTGGTCGGTTGGCCAACGCTGCTGTCAGCATCGCCGACAGCCCCATGCGTGTGGCCACCGGTGCGCTGCTGGGCCTGGGGCCCGTGCCATCGGACAAAGACGGCGTGCCCCTGCAGTCGGCGTTGCGATCGGAGCTCGACAAGGCCCGCTTTTCCGTCAGCCAGACCTACGCGGACTATCCAGGCGTGTACTGGGGCGACGGCAACATGCTCGATGCGCCGGCCAGCGACTTCCAGGTGGTCGAGTACGTGCGCCTTGTGCACAAGGCTGCCCGCCGGATCCGCCCGTTGCTGATTCGCCGCGTCGCCGATCGCCGCCTGAACAACACCCCCAACAGCATGGCCGTGAACATCAATGCCCTTATGGCGCCCCTGCGCGCCATGGCGAAGTCCACAACCTTCGCTGGCCAGGTGTTCCCGGGCGAGATCGAACAGCCCAAAGACGGCGACATTGTTCTGTCCTGGACGAGCAAAACCGCTGTCGAGGCCTACATCAAGATGCGCCCCCTCAATTGCCCGAAAGACCTGACCGCGAACATCGCGCTGGATCTTTCCACCGACGATACGGAGTAACCCATGGCGGCAAAGATTGGCGGTAAAAACTTTGACGTGACCCTGGGTGACCTGCAGGTCCACGTCGAGAGCTGCACCCTGGACATCACCGACAACACGGCCGTGGCGCAAACCCGGGGCGTGCCCAACGGGCATGTCGACGGCGACGTGGCAGCCGCCGGCGAGATCGAGCTGGACACCACCAACTTCAACCTGGTGATCGAAGCGGCCAAGACCGCCGGCAGCTTCCGGGAGCTGGAGCCGTTCGACGTAGTGTTCTATGCCAAGGCAGGCGATGAAGAGCTGCGCATTGAGGCCTTCGGCTGCAAGTTGCGCCTGTCCAGCCTGCTCAGCATCGACCCCAAGGGCGCCGAGAAGAACAAGCACAAGATCCCGTACGACGTCACCAGCCCTGACTTCGTGAAGATCAATGGCGTGCCGTATCTGGCCGCTGCCGAGATCGAGGGCCTGAGCTGATGGTTTGCCCGTTCGACCGCGCCCAGGCGCTGGAGCTGCGGCAGCGTGAGCAGGCCATTCAGGCCCAACTCGCGCGTGTGCGGCCGACCGGGCCGAGCCTCACCCATTGCGAAGACTGCGACAACGAGATCCCCGCTGCGCGCCAGGCGCTGGGCGGAATGATCCGCTGCGTACCGTGCCAGTCCATTTTTGAGAAGGAGGCTCAGCGATGAGCGCGAATCAGGCCGCCCAGGACACCGCCATTGCCTTGGCCAAAGCGTCGCCGGCGATCGGCGTGGCCGCCACCGGTGTGACGGGTACCGTCGATTGGTCGGCAGTCGCGTACATGCTGACCGCGCTCTACATGGTGCTGCAGATCCTTCTGCTGGCCCCCAAGTATCGCCAGATGCTGCGCGATTGGAGGACCAAGCTGTGAGCCTGCGCAACAAGATCGCCGCCGGCGCCATTGCGCTGGCCAGCGCCACACTGATGACGTTTCTGGGCACCTGGGAAGGTACCGGTCAGAACACCGTGTACGCCGACAAGCTGGCCGGTGGCCTGCCAACGGTGTGCAAGGGCATCACCCGTCATACCAGCCCCGTGCCGGTGATCGTCGGTGACTTCTGGTCCGACGTTCGCTGCGCCGAGGTGGAAAGCCTGGTGGTGCGCAAGGGGCAACTGCAGCTGGCTGACTGCCTGACTAATCAGGCGATCGGGCAGAACACCTTCGACGCGCTGAGCAGCCACGCGCACAACGTTGGCACGGCCAATACCTGCGCCAGTCGCGCCGTGGGCCTCATCAATGCGAGCCGACTGATTGAGGGTTGCAACGCTCTGGCATGGGCCCCGGACGGCAAAACGCCGGTCTGGTCCTACGTCACCGACGCCCAGGGCAAAAAGGTATTTGTTCCAGGGCTGCACAACCGGCGCCGGGCAGAAGCGGGGCTTTGTCTCAAATGACGATCAGTCTGCTGCGTGTCGTATTGCTCCTGGTGCTCGCTGGATTGTTGGCCTGGTGCTCGTTCGATTGGGTGGCTGACCAACGCGACACCGCCCGCCGCGAGCGCGATAGCGCCCAGTCCGAAGCCCATGGCCTGCGCGAAGCGGCCCGGATCAGCGGCGAGATGTTGGCCGCCCGTGACCGTATTGACCTTAAACGCACCGAGGAATTGAACGATGCGAATGCTCAGATCGATGCTCTGCGTCTCGATGTTGACGCTGGCCGTCAGCGGCTGTCAGTCCGTGCCACCTGCAGCCCCGTCCTGTCCGCTACCTCCGGCGCCGGCGGCGTGGTTGATGCAGGCACCGCCGAACTCGCAGCAGACGCTCGACAAGATTATTTCACCCTCCGCAGCCAGCTCGCCCTGAGCAAGCAAATGATCCTCGGCCTGCAGGACCACATACGCCAGGTGGTCATGCGATCGCCGGCAACCGATTCATCCCTTAAACCAACGGAAAACACCCCATGAGCGAAGTAAACCGCGACATCACCCTGGAAATTGCTGGCACCGAGTTTGTGTTCAGCCTGACACCGCAGGACGTGACCAAGTACTTCAACTCCACCACCAACAGCAACAAGGTGGCGCCGGCGAACAACCTGCTGGTGAACACCGTGCAGCAGGAACAGCGCGCCTCGCTCAAGCCGCTCCTGGCCAACCCGGTCACCGTAATGGAGCTGGTCGGGGCGCTGCTCGAGGAGTACTCGCCGGACGTTGAGATCATCGTAAAAAAGTCCTCGGACACGCTGAAGGCCTGAAGGACGACGGGTTAGGGCAGCTCGTTGCCCTGACCACCCGCTGGCTACCTGGTGCAGAGCCCACGATTGAAAACATGGGCACGGCCAAGTGGCTGGAAGACGAACACTGGCGCCGGATGGAGATTGCCGTAGCAAACGGCATCGCTTTCGCGTTGAACGGATAGGACACCCATGGCTGACCGCGCTGCCCGCTTGGCTTTCATCCTCAGCCTGACCGACAAGGTCAGCGCCCCATTGGGTAAGGTGAAAACCAGCTTTTCCGACCTGGCCAACCAGGGACAGCAGAACATCGTAAAGATGGGCGCAGGGCTGGCCGGGATGGTGGGCGCTGGTGTTGCCATCACCGAGTCATTGGAACCCGCACTGGAGATGAACCGCGCCCTGGGCGAGGTTCGTTCCCTGGGCGTCGCTGAAGATGCCCTGGACGCGCTCAACCGCAAGTCGCTGGAGTTTTCCGTGGCCTACGGCGAGAACGCCCAGGCCTTCGTCGCCTCCGCGTACAGCATTTCAGGTGCGATCAAGGGCCTGGCCGGCGAGCAGCTGGCCACGTTCACCAACACCAGCAACCTGCTGGCCAAGGCGACCAAGTCCGACGCGGAGACCATGGGCGTCTACGTCGGCACCATGTACAACCTGTTCAAGGCCTCCGCTGATTCCATGGGCAAAAGCCAATGGGTCGAGAAGTTGGGCGGGCAAACAGCGTTGGCGGTGCAGCTGTTCCGTACCGACGGTGCGCAGCTCAAGGACGCATTCAAGGAAGTCGGGGCGATCGCAACCAGCTTCGGCGTCGACATGGCTGAGCAGTTTGCCGTGATCGGCTCGCTGAGCAGCACCATGGAAGGCGGCGATGCCGGCGGGCGCTACAAGGCGTTCTTTGAAAACGCCGCGGCTGGCTCCGAAAAGCTTGGGGTCAAGCTGACCGACCAACAGGGCAAGATGCTGCCGATCCTTGATGTCCTGGACAAACTGCAGGGCAAATTGGGCGACCTGAACAGCGCGTCGGCCAGCGCGAAGCTGCTCGATGCGTTCGGCGGCGAAGGTGCCCAGGTGATCGGCGCGCTGGCCAAGGATACCAACCGGCTCAAGAACGGATTGGACCAGCTGGGCAAGGTGCGCGGGCTGGAAAGCGCCGAGAAGATGGCCCAGGCAATGGTCGACCCGTGGCAGCAGTTCGGCGCCGCCGTTCAGGCGTTGCGCATCGCGTTCGGTCAGTCACTGATTCCCTTGCTCACGCCGCTGATGGATCGGCTGGTGGGCATCGCCTCGACGCTGACCCGTTGGACCCAGCTGTTTCCCAATATCACCCGCGTGGTGGGCATCACCGTGTTGGTGATCCTTGGCCTGGCGGGCGCGATGGCAGCCCTGACGTTCGTGGTCGGCCTTAGCAAAATGGTTTGGCTGTCCCTGGTGACGATCTGGAAGGTGCTCACCTGGACGGGGTTTCGCAGCATCGCCATGTTCCTGTTCCACACGGTGATGATCAGCGCCTTCGTGGTCGGCCTGGTCGCGTTGTACACCTGGATGGGCCTTGTGCGTGGCGCGATGCTGCTGTGGCAGGGCGCCATCTGGCTGGTCAACGCCGCGATGCTGGCCAACCCGGTGTTGCTGATCATCGTAGGAATCATCGCGCTGATCGCGCTGGTGGTCGCCGCCGTTGTGTACTGGGATCAGTGGACCGCCGCGCTGATGAACACCGCCGCGTTCAAGTGGGTGGCTGACCAGTTGCAGCGGCTCTCTGACTGGTTTGGTTCGATGGGCGGCTGGTCCAGCATGGCCCGCGCCGCGTGGGAAGGCATCGTCGCGATCTTCAAGAGCGCGATCAACGGCCTGATCGACATGTTGAACAAAATCCCGGGCGTGGAGATCGACGCGGCATTTGGTGACCTGCCAAGCCCGTCGGAAATTGGTGGCCTGTCCGCGCCGATCGCGGACGAAGCGCGCAAACGCATGAACGGCGCGATGACCGGCATTTCCCCGAACGGACCAACCGCCGTTCCACCTGGTGGGCTGCTCCGCAGCATCCAGAACAGCAACACCCAGACCCAGAGCAAGACGAATCACATCGATAAGGTGGAAATCCATACCGCCAAGCCGATGAGCCCGCTGGAGCTGGAAAGCATGATGAGCATGGCGGTGGGCGGATGAGCCTTTACATCGACCTGCTGATCACCAACAACGACCTGACCCTGGACCCGTCCAACCAGCCCTTGCTGGTCGACGATCGGGGCAGCATCGCCCAGGACATCGCTCACATGATCCGCGAAAGCGGGTTGCTGGTGACCCTTGTGGCAGAGCGCAGCCGCCTGCGCCAGGCCGACTGCATCCAGCAATTGGAGCTCCTGGTCGAAGCCGACGAGCGTCTGGTACCGGGCACCACGCGCTTCATTTCCCAAGGCGATGGCCAGTACCTGGTCACGGCCAAAACCGTCGAATTCGGATCAATCGAGGTAGTCCTGTGAGTGACGTGGATTTCAAACAGGCGCTCAGCGATGCCGGTGTGCCGACAACCGAGACCAAATTGCGCGCCGCGTGGGAGGCCGAGGTAGTTGCCCAGGGCAGCAAACTCAGCAACACCAGCGCCTGGTCGCCGTTCTGGCGTCTGGTCACCGCGCTGGTGACCAAGCCGGTGCTGTGGCTAATCGAGTTCATCGCCGGCACCGTGCTACCCAACTTCTTTGTGAAAACCGCCGTCGATGCCTGGCTGGATATGTTGGCCTGGCAGGTCAACGTCACCCGCAAGCCGGCGACCAAGGCCGAAGGCCTGTTGCTGTTCACCAGGAGTGCGATCGCCGGCACGCTGGAGATCCCGGTGGGCACCCGTGTGCAGTCGATCGCCATCAACGGCAACGTATACATCATGTTGACTACCGCAGCGATCAGCTTTGCCGATGGGCAATCGCAAGTTCTGGTACCGGTCATCGCGAGAGAGGCCGGAAGTGGTTTCAACCTGGCCCCGGGTTACTACTCGATTTTGCCGGAGCCGGTACCGGGGGTGATTCAGGTGGTCAACGCTGACGGGTGGCTCAGCCAGCCCGGGGCGGATATCGAATCCAATGACGACCTGCGCCTGAGAACCCGCAACCAGTTTTCAGCGGTCAACCAATGGCACACCGACGCGGTGTATCGCGCCATGATCGCCGCGTTTCCGGGTGTGCAGGCCGACGGCATCTATTTTCAGCACGGCGCGCCCCGGGGCCCCGGCAGCGCCAATGCCTTGGTCTTGTTCGAGGCTGATTCGCCGGCGGACTCTTACCTTGCCCAGATCAACAGCTACATCCGCGACGAGGGCAACCACGGCCACGGTGACGATCTGCTAGTGATGCAGATGCCTGAAACCCAACACCTGGTGCAGCTGACCGTCTGGCCAAAAGCCGAGGTGGGTGCCGAGCGCTGGCCGAAGTTGAAGTCTGACATCGAGCTGTACATCCGGGCCGCGTTCCGCGAGAGCACCGAGAGCGACTATCAACCGACCCTGACTTTTCCGCAGTCGCGCTTTTCCTTCAGCCGCCTGGGTGAAGAGCTGCACCAGCAGTTTGTAGGCATCGATTCGCTGCACTTCGAAAACGGCGACATCATTTCCGAGCTGACGATTCCGCGGCTGACCGGCGTGGAGATCCAGCAAGGTGCTTAAGCTGAATCTTCCTTTCTGGCTCGACGGCCCCGAGCTGGCCAAGCTCAAGGCCGCCGCCCAGTCCTGGTGGGAAAAGGCCGAGGGCTGGCTGCGCTGGCCGCTGCTGCAGCTGGACGCTGAAACCTGCCACCTGACCGTGCTCGATCTGCTGGCCTGGCAGCGCGACATTCAGCGCTTTCACGGTGAACCCGAGCGCCTTTACCGGTTGCGGGTGAAGTACGCCTTCATCAACGCCGTCGACGCGGGCAGCACCGCCGGGATGATCCGGATCTTTGAACGCCTGGGCGTTGGCTATGTGGAGATCGAGGAGCGCCTGGCAGGCATGGATTGGGACATCGTCCTGCTGCACCTCTCCGACACCCAGCTGAGCGAAAACCCGGTGCTGTTGCGCGTGCTGATGCAGCAATACGGCCGGACCTGCCGCCGCTACGACTTCGTCACGATCACGCCGGTCAGCCTGAGCATCCGCGTGGCCGACTTCAACGACGACCAGCAGACCCTGATCGCCACCCTGGACGACAGCGCAAGCCGCCTGGTCGTGATCAACGAGCTGGCCCTGATGACCATTTTGACCGACCCATTTAGGAGCACCCATGGGAGCTAGCATTACCCTCGCCGGCGAGAGCCTCATTGCCCAAAAGCAGGGTGCTCAGCAGATCCTGGACGTTGCTCGCTTCGTGCTGGCCAACGTGCCAGGCCTGGATACCAACGCGGCTGTCGATCGTGCCGCCGGCAAACCCCCGGCCGCGCAGATCGTCTACACCGCCAACGTCAACCGAAAGGGCTACGTCAGTCCACGTCAGGTGATCTACAGCCTGATGGTCGGTTCTGATATCGGCGATTGGGATTTCAACTGGATCGGGCTGGAGACCGCCGAGGGCGTGTTGCTGGCAGTCGCCTACGTGCCGATCCAGCAAAAGCGCAAAAACATCCCGCCGCTGCAGATCGGCAACAACATCACCCGCAACTTCCTGGTGGAGTTCAACGGCGCCCAGGCGCTGACCGGTCTGGTGGTCGACGCGAGCACCTGGCAGCACGACTTCACCGTGCGCCTGAACGGCATCGATGAGCGCGAGCGCCTGTCCAACCGCGACATCTTCGGGCGCGCATGTTTCCTGGGCACGGGCCTGCAGATGGAGCGCAGCTTCGGGCTGTATCAGCTCAAGGCCGGTGTCACCTACGTCGAAGGCGTGCGGGTGTTCCTGACTGAGCCCGTCCAGGTGCAGTTGCCGGCACTTCCGGCCAAGGCCTGGCTGGATGTCGCCCTGGTTCGGGTCGGCAGCGACGTGGTGTCGAATTGGACGGTGGTTTTCGGCGCCGACAAGCAGGACTACCAGGACAGCAATGGCGTGCGGCATTACCTGGTGGAGTTGGCCAGCGTGGCGGCGACCACCGAGATCTCCGATCAGCGTGCGAGCCAGCCGATCACGGTGGAGCTGGTGAAGTACTTCGCCGCCCGGGATGGCGACTATGAAGGCCTGCGAGCCCGATCGACGACCAAGGAAGACGTCGACCTGGGCAACCTGCCAAACGCAAAAAGCGATGATCCGGCAACAGACAGCAGCGACATTCTGGCCACCACCAAGGCGCTCAGCGCGCTGCGCAAGCTGGTCGATAGCACACTGGTCGGGCTGATCGGTTCATTCGCCATGATCACGCCGCCGGATGGCTGGCTGCGGGCGAATGGCGCGGCGGTGTCACGTGCCGTCTATGCCGCGTTGTTCGCCAAGATCGGTACCACTTACGGCGCCGGCGACGGCGTCAGCACCTTCAACCTACCGGACCCACGCGGCAAGTTCGTCCGCGTCCTAGACGATGGCCGGGGCATCGATGCCGGCCGGGTATTGGGCAGCTTTCAGGCTGATGAGATTCGAAGCCATACCCACACCGCATCCTCTGGAACGGCTGGAGCTCACTCACACAGCGGTACCACCAACGTCACGGGTAGCCACGTCCACGACTTTGCCCAGGATGTCGCCGGCGCCTCGGATATGCAGTCGACCATGGTCAGCAATCAAGCAGATGAAGGCATGGCTGATGGCAGTGCCGTTATGCGTGCTGCAGGCGACCACGCTCACACCTTGAACATCGTGGCCAACGGCGATCACGCGCACAGCGTCATCGTCAACGCGACTGGTGGCAGCGAAACGCGCCCGATCAACATCGCCTTCCTCGCCTGTATTAAGTATTGAGAGCTGCCATGGAAACCAAAGTTGTTTATCAGACCGATGCCTTGGGCATTTACATGGGTGAGGCCATCGCAGATCGGTCGCCGCTTGAAGACGGTGTCTGGCTGATTCCCGGAGGCTGTGTCGAGATTGCACCGCCGGTCGTGCCAGCATTCAAGGCTGCTCGCTGGTTGGGCAACAAATGGCAGTTGATCGACTCGTACCAGGGCTTGACCGCTTACAACGTGCAAACCCGGGAGCCCATGGTGGTCGATCGCGCTGGTCCGATTCCGGTGGGTTACACGCTGGAGGTGCCAAGTGCAGGTCAGGTATGGGACGGCAAGCACTGGGTTGATGATGTTCCGGCCGTGATCGAGCTGCGCTTTGTCGCGCAGATGACCACCATCAATCAGGCCTGCACTCAGCAGATTACCGGTGGTTTCTGGTCCGAGGCGGTGGGTATGCGCCATTTCTACGACAGTGAACTGCAGGACCAGCTCAATCTGACCGGGATGATCCTGCGCGGTACCGATGGTTTCCTGCCCTGCGCCGACGAGGCCGGGACCAAAGTTTTTCTGGAACACACCCTGGCCCAGCTGCGTCAGGTCGGTGACGAATTCACCGAGTTAAAGCTGCAGCTGTTGCGCAAGGCGAACGCGCTGAAAGCAGCGCTTGCCGCTGCTCGGGCTGCAGGTGATCTGGACGCGCTGAACGCGGTGGCTTGGGGAGCTGACGCCGTATGAACTGGGCGCCCGTGAAAATGCGCTGGCCTGACCAAACCACCCAGTGGATGGGCGACCTGGCCGAGTCGCAAGGCCTTGCCGGTCTGGAACTGGAAAGCACTGGTGAACGTGTCGCCGCTTTGGCGTCGATGGCTACTACATCGCCCGGGCCCGTCGGGGCCGCCGCCGCGCAGGCCGTAGCGGCCGGTCGCGCCGCACTGGCCGGAGCCCTGGGCGAGGCACCGTTGTGCCTGGTCGTTACCCCATTCCAGAGTGGAGTGGGGCAGGGCAGCGGATACCAGCGTTACCTGTCCGCGCCCAACCTGCTGCAGCACATGGGTGCCAAGCTCGAGGACAGCAGCGATGACAATCGCCCAGGGGATCAGCAATACGCTCTGGTGCTGATGTTCCTGGGCACGCGCTACGACCAGTTGGCCACGGCGCTGTCGGCGTTCAACCGTATTCTGCCGACCGCCGACCTGCAGCGGGCCGAGCGCCGCGCCCAGCAGCTGTTTGATCTGGAGAGCGAGAAGTGGGAGCTGCCGACGTCCGGCATGCTGCCAATTTGGGACAAGCTGCCCCTGGATCGGTGCACCGTGACCAAGGTCGCTGGCCAAGTCATGTCGGGCCAGCTGGCCGCCCTGGAGGGCTACGCAGACAGCAGCCCGCTGGGCGATCTTGCATCGATGGCTACCCGCAAAGCCAGTCAGGCCAAAGCGCAGGCCAAACGTCTGGACGACCTCAAGGCGCAGTTTGCCGACAGCCCAGCCGACAGCACCATGCAAGCCCGATTCATTGGCCCGGGTAACGCGGCCGAATTGCGCAAGCAGTTGCTCGCCGGCAGTGCACCTGGTCACGAATGGCCGCTGTCCGCCGGCGTGATATTGGTCGGTTCGCTGCCTGGCCTGAGCTTCGTTCGGGAGCTGGTCGGCCTATGACAATGCTGCTGAATGGCGAACAGGTGCGGGGCAAGGGCCTTAAGGTCACCGCGAACCTGCGCATCGAAAGCGGCGACCTGTCGGGGCAGACCAGCAACACCGAGACCGCTCACAAGGGTTTCAAACCCAAGACCCTGACCGTCACGTTAACGATCCGCTACGTGGACGCCACGCAGCTGCGCTCGCTGATGAGCCTGGCCGAGGCCACCGAAAGCGGCGGGCAACTGCGCACGTATCGAGTGGTCAACGACACCGCTGCCGCCTTCGGTGTGCGCCAGGTGCAGTTCTCCGACGGCGTGAGCGCCCGGGAGGACGACACCCTGAACGCCTGGCGTGTCCAGTTCACCTTGAGTGAAAAGCTGTCGAACCCGGAACGGGTGGAGAAGCGCCGCGAGGGCGCCGCCGTGAACCAGCAGGGCGCCAATGGCCAGGCTGTCGGTGGTAGTGGAGGGAGTGGTGGAGGGAGTGGTGGTAGTGACACCGGTGGTTCGTCCAGTGGTGAGCTGAGCGGCCTGGAAGCCGTGCTCAAGAAGGTCGACCAGTACATTGGTGGCGAGTCATGAGCATGAAGCTGAACAAGGTGCTGACCATCGCCGGTACCGTCTACCCGCTGGTCAAGGATGACGTGCGCCTTGAACTGCGCAACCCGGGGCGGGCCTTGTTCACCGTCCAGGCAGCGGCACCGGTCAAGGGGCTGGTGATGCTGGACATGGGTTACAACGACGGGCCGCTGCAGCGCCATTTCATCGGCTACGTCGAGCGCTGCACGCCATCGAATGCGACTGAGCAAGTCCTCTACTGCCGCGAGCTGGCCGCCGTGCTGGCCAACCCGCTACCGATGAATCTGCGCCACGCCGATCTGCGCACCGTCCTGGGTGAAATCAACCAGAAGACGGCACTGACCTTTCGAGTTCCGGATCAGGCCTACGCCAAGGTAAAAGCGCCGTTTTTCTACAGCCTTGCCGCCGGTTATCAGGCGATGGACAGCCTTGCCCAGGTGTTCGGCATCCCCGACTTCGTGTGGCAGCAGCAGGGCAACGGCGAAGTGTTTGTGGGGAGCTGGGCAGACAGCTTTTTCGGTACCAAGTCTCCGCTGCAGCTGCCGATCGAACTGTTCGACGACTACCAGGGCAATCAAAGCGCGATGGTCGCGGCCTTACCCGGCCTGAGACCAGGTGCAACCATCAACAACGGCGAGCGAATCACCCAGGTGACCCTTGTCGGCAATCAAATGGCGATCAAATGGAAGAAGTAATCCGCCGCAGCGTCGAACGCCAGTTTCCTGAGTTGACTGGGGGCTACCACCTGCCGCGTTTTGGTCGCGTCACCGGCGTGGCCGATGCGCCCGCCGGCGCCGGGATCTGCGACGACTTCCGGCCACGCTTTGCGGTCGACGTCGAAGTGCTGGGTCAGGACGGCGAGCCGGATACAAGCCTGCCGATGCTAGCTGGCGTACCGCTGCCGATGCCGATGGGCGGGGATGAGATGGGCTTTTTCGCGTTCCCGGCCGAGGGCACCACAGTCGTGCTCGGATTTGCCTACGGCCTGCCGCATAAGCCATTTATCCAAGCGATCCTGCCCCACGGGCTGAGCCTACCCAAGGTGCCCAAACGGGAGCAGGTCTGGCAGCACAACGACGCCTCTCAGCAGCGGGCGGAGGCCGACGGCAGCTGGTTGCGCACAACGGATGGGCGCATTCGGGACGCGTCCAGCGAGCGCGAGGTGCAGAGCCTCAGCAATTCCGAGAAACACCAGAGCACGGTGATCGAGGTCGATGACCATTCGACCGAGTCGGTCGGCGGCATCAAGAAAATCGAAGCCCTGGGCGCGCTCAAGCTGCTTTCCGGCGGATCGGCCAGCGTGGCAGCAGTAGACGACCTGCACGCTGCCACCGGGCGCGATTTCAACCTGGTTGTCGCGCAAAAGCTCAACAGCGCGGTGGGTGGAGACCTTCTTGAAATCATCAAGGGGCACCGCCGCAGCGTATCGCCGAAGAACTGGATCGGCTCTGAGGACGTGAACGTCCTGCAGGTGCTGTGCGACCTCATCGACGTGGTTATTCAGATGAATACCGATATCGCCAGCCACCAGCACGGCTCGAGCCCAGTCCCCACCAATGCGGCGAGCTTCGCCGGTCATGCCGGTACCGGCGCACAACTTTCTGGGCAATTGACGCCCATCACAGGAGCTTGATTTGGAACTCAAGAGTTTTACTGCCCAGGACGAACAAGGCAATGTTATCCCCGAGGCGACCTGCTACGTGTACATGCGCGGTACCGAAGAGCTGATCGACGGCCTTCGACGCGCCAATGGATATCCGCAAACCAACCCATTCTCTGCCGATCGTTTGGGGATTGTTCAGTTTGCAGCGCCCAACGGGCTTTACGACGTTCGGGTTACCAAAGGGCAGCGCGACTATCGCCACCACGTCCAGTTCAACGACCTGAGCGAGTACTTAGCCGCGGCTGAAGGCGCTGTGGGTCGTGCTGAGCTGGCACGGGATGCGGCGCAACTCTCGGCTGCTATCTACCCGACAGCGTCAGCGGGTATGGCAGCCACGCCAGTCGACGGGTACTTCAATGTTGTCGACCCTTCCGCTGCGGGCTATCTGATCCTGTTCCGAAACGTTGCTGGTCTTCCGGTCGAAGTGAAGCGTTATCCGTCCAGTCTGGCAGTGGATGCACTCAACAGAGTTCTGCAGAGCACGCTCAATGGGCAACCGGGTGCTGAAGAGCCAGGTGTAGGGCTCGCAGACGAGGAAGGCGGCGAATTTCTGGTGATCACCCCGACCCGCATTCGCACACCGGCGCTTGATGCGATTTCGGATGCGGTAGTGACGGGAATCTACGATGCCGAGGGTGCCGCCTTACTGCACGCCGACGATCGGCAGTTCAGCGTAGGGCCTCTCACCATGGGTATGACGTCATTGCCCGGGTTGTATGTGACCGACGAGGAGGACTGCATCCTCCAGGATCTTTCAGACCCCGGCGAGCCGCCGGTGGCCGTTGAACCAACGTTGATGGACCCATTGGCAGGCGGAGTGCATTTCGCATCGAAGCTTGTAACGGCGCCTGGAGCACCGTTGCGACTGGACGTCAGCAGCATGATTGCTCCTAGACAAGATGCGCTTGGAGTAGTGGCCTCAATCGCGAGCCACACTACATCCGAATCGCAAACCTCTAACCGAGCGCTGGTGGTTCAAGCTTCCAAGTTCGGAAGTGCAGGGCGGCTGAAACTTCGTGATCCTGATAACGCCATGAATCACCACACCATGGAGATTTCGTTTGTTGAAATACCTGCGGGGCCGTTCAGTGGAGCCGCGCCTAATGTCCTGGTAATTGGTGACAGCATCTGCAATCGGCAGGGTGTCCAATTTCTGAAAGATACACTGACTGAACACGGATATAGCGCGAACTTTATCGGTACGATGGCTGGTTCTGCACTGCCCGATGGTCCAACAAGTATTGATGGACCAATGGGAGAATGTCGTGAAACATATTCAACGGGTAACTATACTCATGCCACAGTGAGTGATCTTACACTTCCTGTAATGCCGGGATCGGAAGCGGAGTATCTGGCGCTTTCAAAAACGCCTAAACGTAATCATAACCCGTTCATTCGCGCAGCCACGCCTGAAGACGATCCCGCTACTATTCGTAACGGTTATGTTCTGGACTTCGGGTATTATCAGTCACGTTTTTCGTTGCCCACCCCAGACATTATTGTCTATGCGTTGGGTATGAATGACTTTCTGCAAACAAACACAGGTGATGAAGTATTTGGCTATGTGCTTGATAATGAAAACCTGATGATGCGCCGAATTCGAGCTGCATGGCCAAACGTCAAGCTATTGCGCTGCTTACCAGGTCTTCCTTATCACCGGACCCGCAACCCTCAGTGGACAGAGCGCTACATTCCGCTGATCCGTGGGGTTATGTCGAATCTAAATGCCCTCGGAGAACCCCGCAACATCCTAGTTCCGTCCTGGACGTTCACTAACCCCGAGACGGGCTATGCAACGGGTAACCATGTAGTAGACCCGGTGACGGGAATTACCAAAGCCGAGATTACCGATATCACCCATCCAGTGGGTTCCAATCGCCGCGCTCTGTTTCAGGGTATTGCCCCTTACATTGCCGCCGCCACACTCAACTTGATTTAAGGAAATACGATGGGCATTAAAATTACTTCCCCTGGTTCACTGGCGCCTTGGTACACCAAGGTTATTCCACCAGTCACTCGGTCCCTAGAAGGGTGGTTCTGTTTCGATACCGCGCTGGAACGCATTGGATTCAACCGGGCGCCAGGAAAGTCCAACGCCAAGGTGATCGGCTTGCCCGTGGTATCGACGAACAGCGCCCGGTTCAAGGGGGGGAGCAACTTCCTCGAAACCGTCATCCCAGAAAGCGAGAAGTTCACCTACATTGTCGCGGGTAAGACGGTTGGCCCCTTGGGTGGAACGGGGTCGCTGACATCGGCCCCGTACATCGGTAACTACGGGGGGAGCCCGATTGGTCCGTATCCGTCGTCAGGGACTTTGCTGTACCACACGTCTGACATCACCCTTACTGCGTTGGCATGGCGGGAAAACGCTGATGGAACGGCGCCGACATCGGGCACGGCAACTTTGAACGATACCCCCACTGCTTGGGGTATTCGCTCGATGGTCAGCAACGGCGCCCTGGGAACTAAAGTTACCAACCACACCACGGGCCTGACTGCGAATCAGCCGATCGGTACACCCCGCCTACAGAGTTCATCCCCAATTCGTATTGGTGGGGTCTACGGGACGAACATGCGTGGCGAAACAGATATCAGTCATGTGGCTGTATTCTCAGCGGCGCTGACAGATGACGAGGTGGGGCAAGTTGTGGCAGTTATGCGCAAGCGGATGGCCAGGCTGGGTATTGTGGTCTGACCCCTGAGGTAGTAAAAAGCCTGCATAATGCAGGCTTTATTTTGAGAAAAATATATAATCCCGTTCACCTGTCTTTGACTTTGACGCGCCTGCAGAAACGCGTTAACTCCGGCACATCTATTGGCATCCAATCAATGGGGCCATGCTCCAGTGGATGCCAAATTGCACGTACCTCGTATTGGCCAGAAAACTCTACTCCTTTTACTACGCTCGCTGGAAGTCCTAGATCCTCCCCGTTGTAAGCTTCAAAGCGGTTCTGATAATGAACGATATGAGTACCGCCCCATTTCACAGGTGTGTGTTTGTTAATTGCAGCTGTCAGAGTTTTATAGAAGCCACCTTGGTTATAAATTTCCACGCATGAGTCGGCGTCCTTGAACTCTGCCATCACCTCTTTGCTGAGTTCGTACGAGGTGCAGTGGACAAAACAGTTGGGGTCATTTATGAACTGCATAAGCCGTACGTTTCGAATCGATCCGGAGGGTTTTTGGCCTGGTGGCAAGTCGGAATAATCTATATTAACTCCCAGTGCCGAACTAGTTTTGGCATGGAGACTTGGCGTCCCAGGGACTTCATCTGCGAAGTTCCACTGGTCAATTCTATGGTGTACCCACTTCAAGCCCTCCTGGGCATCAGCAATCCCAGGTTTGTGTTCTGCCTTCCGATAGTCGTGGAGAGTTCCGATGCGTACTGATCCTGTCTGGAGTAAGGCATCATTCCGCATCTTTTTTGAGTAACGATATAACGCATCGAGTTTGACTCGGTTATGTACGATAGCCATTTGATCATCCGTGGTGGCGTTGTGATGCCTGCAGTATCATTCTTCCGGATCAAGCCGCAAAAAGAAAGTCTCGGAAAATCGCAAGACAAGGCTCACTCCAAACGGCACCACCAAGATTGCGCATAGGCGCAACCGTCGATGTACTCAACCCCGCTCAAGACGAAACCCGTCACGGCCATTCCTGACAGTGTCGCGTCCAGCAGCTGGGGCAGGGGATCCGGCTCAAGAGGCATACCCACTTCTAAGCGAGCAATGTTCGCGCTCCGGCCGAGTTCGGCACTGATTCCAGAGTTCACCATCACATTGCCCTTGATTGCGGGATAGCGACGCCGCTCTTTCGGATCGAGCGCTACTCCCAGCCGCCGCATAGGGGTTACCAGCATGTGCATAACTGTTACTCGTCCAGATGGTCGATCAGCGATTCGATCGCGTAGGCGAGAGCCCCGTCGGCTTGTTCCAGGAGATCACTGAGATCATCACCGTCGATCACATGAGCTCTGTGCAGAAGGTGGGCCTTATCGAGCAGCAGTTTGTGATGAGTACCTGGTGCTGCAAGCAATGCGGCTTTGTCACTCAGCAAATCGTTCCACTTCGCCAATGCGGCGACCTTTCCGATAGGGGTTTGAAACTGTTCTTGGTTCATCAGGGGGCACCTCAATTAATTCAAAATACTGTATATGTGAACAGTGTATGTTGGCGAGAGCGTTTTGCATGCATCTACCCGATGAAGAGCCGACAGCGACGACCAGGTGCTTCTCCGGAGGAAATCGCGGGCTAGAAGAAAAAACAGGAGGAAAAAGCACTTATCCCCCTCCCGCCGACGGGCTTTGCGTCCTTTTTTTGTGCAAACCCGGATGTAGTGCAAGCGAACCTGCAGCCCAGGTTGGCCGCGGGGTGCTGCAGAGGATTGGCAATTTCACAGAGTGCAAAGTTTTGAAAGGAAATGCAGCGTGGTTGCACAGCGACAGGCGAGACAGTCACGTAAGGAGTGACGCTGGAAGCCTCGGATTCATTGGGTCGAAGACTTTAAAACGTGGGTTTCAAGGTGTTTTCCAAAACGCGGACGTTGGTTTGAGTCGGGTATGTGCTCTGTGCGGGACAGGCGGTGAACTCCATGCAAGCGACGGTTGGCGTGGGCTGTGGCTGGTTTTATGGGTTGCACAATGCTGGTCGCGGTCAACGACCAGATGCGCCCTCACAAAGCCGATTGAACGAGGTGAAAAAAACGTGGTTTTCCACACATTTATTAAAAAATATTTGGGTTGATTGCTACTTGTGATTCGCCAATTTCATCTTCTATTTTTTGGCTTGGCGAACAAGCAAGTATTCCTACGTCTAATACAATGTCGAAATTTGTGGTGTCATGTGTTCCGATTTTTATTTGGGGTACGATGGCTTGTATTAGCTTGGTAAATTCGTCGAACACTTTGAGGTTTGTATGTTTGACATGAACTGACATCGTTGGTCGTTGCTCCTCCCATGGTGCGAAGGTAATAAGTTGCTCTACTGTCCATCCGTTATTGGATAGGGTTTTTTCGATAGAGTTAGAAAAGTTTTGACTTTCCTTGGATTTTTGCCGGATTGCCATTAGTTTGATGTTCGGATGATTTATTGCAAAGGTGGCAAGTTGATTTTTATGAGTATCGTTGGGCGTTCTTTGTTGAAGCTTCTGCAGGACTGGCTCGTAAGTCGATTGTTCTAAGATTGCGCATGCCCATTCATTGTAGTTGTGGACTAACGCTTTTATAACGGTTGGAAAGAGGCGAAGTGTGGATGAGATCATTTCGCCTTTAACCATGTTGAGTGATAGGGTGTCGTCTATAACGTAGGTTCTGTTTTTGCTGGAAATGCCGTTGTTGTGTACTAGGCAGTTTCTCAGTTGGTTGAGTGCTTGCCAAAGTATTTTGGATTTCTCGTTAATTATATTTGCGTTAAAGCTTTCTGCGATGATGGTGGAGAGATGAATATCTTTCTTTATGTCTGCGGTGATATGGCTTAAAAATTTACTGGTTGTCTCCTTGGCGCAGTATTCAATGGCAGACATGGATGATATAAAGCTGGCTTTGCATATTTGAACTATTCTTTGCGTGTTTTCGTTTTTTCGGTTGTTGTTGGCGTAATTAAGCAAGGCGCTGGCGGGGTTTTTTTCAATTCTACCCCACAAACTTGCATATTGAGTAATTGTCTCCATGAGTATTACGCACTCATGGTTCAGCATGTTAAGTCCGCATATTGGGAAGTCTTCGGGACGCAAGTTGTAAGAGCCGACCATTGTATCTGCCAGGATTATTGTGTCTTGCCGAGTTGACTCTAAAATTTCAAGCAACTTTTCCATGTTTTTTTCATTCCGATTCTGAGAGAGAAGGCTGTCTCTATTAGATTTTGGTTGGGAGGTGAAAGCAACCATTACGTCGATCGGAAATACCCTTTTCGCCAAAACAAAAGGCATAACACAACGACCATCACAAGTGAGTGACTGAGGAAGATTTTGGGAAGTAATGGTGCACCTCTGGATTACTGCGAGGTGGTTCTGAAGATGGGGACGTCAGGTTGCAAGATGCTGGCCACGGCGGTCACCAGGTCATCCAATGACCATGGCTTGTGTAGATAGATGATGTGGGCTGGTAACTCGCTTGGATCGATCAGATATCCAGACGTGAGGATGCAGCCAATCGAAGGCCAACGACTCTGAATCATCTCAATAAACTCGATCCCTTGGATCTGACCTGGGAGCCCCTGGTCCACGATCACAAGTGGGCAGTGGGCAGGGTTTTGCAGAAGGTACGTCAGCGCGTCGTCTGCCGTTTCGAAAGCCAGAGACTGGGCACCAATCTCGACCAGGATGTCTGTTATCAGTGTGCGAAGGATAGGGTCATCTTCGACCACGATCAAAGTGCCTTCGATCGGCAGCATCCCATCCCAATTCACGTTCAATTGCCCATTCCTCCTTCATCAGAGTTTTAATTAGCTGGAAAGGTCGGTTTCGGCCTTTTCCGGTTGCGGGCTGGGAAAAAGGTAATTTTGGGAATTTGCTTACGGAGAGGGGCTGCAGGCCTTGCGGGACGTGGCTTTGCGCAATTACCAGAGAAGGTAATTTAGGGTAATTGAAAAGGTAATTTTTTCTTAAGTAGCTGATTTTAAAGGGTTTTGTAGAGTCAGGATCTAACCCTATCAAAAGGTAATCTAATTACTAGAAAATTACCCTATTATTACCTTTAACAATACGAGCTAACCATTTGATTTTAAAGGCTTCTGGAGGATCTAAAAAATCCAATTACCAAAATTACCTTTTTCCCATGGGTCAACCTAAAACCGGAAAGGGGGTAGGGCAGGGCTGGCCAGAAGTCTGAGAGGCGAATTCTGAGTAACTGTCACTGAAACTGTCACCAGTCTCGCTTGACGCTACCTCGACACCGCTGGAGGCCTTGAAAATAGTGGAGCGGGTGAAGGGAATCGAACCCTCGTTATCAGCTTGGGAAGCTGGAGTAATGCCATTATACGACACCCGCTCAGAGCGGTGACTTTGTACCAGATGTGCGCGCGGAAATGAAGTTTTTCTTTGCGCCAGACGGGTTTAGCGCAGGCGAAACTATTCGCCACCTCATGACGGTCTGTCGCGGGCAAGCCTGGCTCTGCAAATAACCATTCAACGGTGCAGGGCGCGGCTTGCTCGCGATGACGCTGTTTCAGATGGACAATGCATGTTGGTCCTGAACGTAGTGATACCGCGGTCGGCTTTCGTGGCGGGCCGGTTTGA